TTGGTTTCCGGCGCATCGAGCTGGCCCCGACGTGGATCCATGTGGACAACGACCCCGACAAGCCGCGTGACGTGGCCTTTTACCAGCATGGAGGCAAGTACTGATGGAAGCGACCGTGATTGATTTCATCCTTTCGACCTTGATGAGCCTTTCCGCGCAGTATCCCGATGCGGCGTGGATCGTGACCGCCCTGAGCGTGGTCATGACCGTGTGCGGCCTATGCGCCGTGGCCACCGCGTGGATGCCCGTCCCCAAGGAACAGACCGGGCTTTATGCCGTCTTCTACCGCTGGGCCCATGCCCTTGCCGCGCACTTCGGACAGAACAGGGGTGCCGTGGCGGACGGCAAGTCCGAAACTGTGAAGGCCGAAGTCAAGGCCGTGACGGGGAAGTGATGTGCGGGCCGTCTTTGAGTTCCTCACCTCGTTCGTTGAACTCATCAAGCTGTGGCTGCGTCAACGGTACGGCGAACGCCGCGAGGCTGATCGCGCTGCTGTACGTGATGACGCTGGCGGCGAGTGGGTGCAGCACAGTGGCGGAACCGACCGCCGCGACAAGCCCGGCTCCGCTGACGCCGGGGGCCGTCGTGACGGGTGAGTGGTCCTACACCTACCGGGGCGAGACGTTCACCGAGTCCGGCGAGTGGGTGCACCTGCCCGCTGGCGAGGCCGGGAACCTGCTCCTGTGGATCAAGGGCGTGGAGGCGGGGCGATGAACGACGACGTGCAGCTTGTCCGCGAGATCGGGGAAGTGAAGGCCGAGCTTTCCGGGCTCAAGGCCGAGGTCGCGGGCACGAACCAGCGCCTCGACGACATCGTGATCACCCAGCTCAAGGATCACGGCAAGCGGCTGGCCATGCAGGATATCCGCATCAGCTCCCTTGAGCAGGCCGAGAACAGGCGGGCGGGGGGGATTTCCGCGCTCGCGGCGATCGCCACGGTCGCCGGAAGCGTCGGGGCGCTGCTCATGAAGGTCTTCGGCTGATCTCCGGCGTCCCGCATACGGCACCCTTTCGTCCCCGTCTGGAGGGGCCTGCACACACATACCAGCTTCCTCAGCCCGAGGACCTTCATCCCTGTCTGGAGGGGCCCCGTAAGCGCTTGTGGCCGAGGCGCAGGCCGGGACCCTCCATCCCGCCCGGGGGAATCCTTTCCCCTCCGTGGGGCGTCCTTACGATCAACATGGACGGCTATGGAATGGATACCCCCCTTTTCCACCCGTGGGGTGTTCCCATAGCCCGATTCAATAAGCTTCCCTACGCACGCCCTTTCCCACCCGTAGGGAGACGCTCGGCCTCTCATTTGGCCCTCTACGGACAGGTTGCCCCTTTCCCGTCCGTGGGGAGGCGTTCCGGCTTTCATCCGTGCCTTCATCCATCCCTTTCCCCTTGCCCGGCCCCCTGTTTCGATGCCCTTCTTCGGGGGCGGTTTCCCGCCGCAAACGGTTTCCCGCGGCCCGGCGTTTTCGGCTTTTTTCGTCCGCCGGAACTTGTTCAGGGTGCGCTTTTGGGGCGTTGCGCCGCATTGTGGGGACAGCCTCCCGATGGGGAGGCCCCTCGCCGCACAGGGGCAGGCCGATCGGCGCATAAAGCCGGGCCCTGATGACAGGGTGCCCCTCGCCGCACGGGGGAGGGGGCGCTCCGGAATGCGGGGGCCCCGGATCACAAAAGGAGCGTTCATGAACACTAGCGCGACAGGCGGCTTCCTCCAGCCCGAACCCGGTCTGGCCCGTTCGGACATCGAGCGGCTGATCGGGGACGTGATCGCGGGCATCACCGGGCTTCCCCGGGATCTCGTCCGCGAACGGGTCGCCGTGCCTCAGGCCGATCCGGAAACCGGGGCCACGTGGTGCTCGTTCGGCATCACGAAGCGTTCCGAATCCAAATCGCAGGTGCGGCATTACGAAACCGAGGACGGGCAGGGCATGAGCCGCGTGCTCACCCTTGAGACGCTGACGGTCCCGGCCAGCTTCTTCGGCCCCGCCTGCGAGGATATGGCCCTGAAACTGAAGGCGGGGCTTCACATTTCCCAGAACCGCGAACCGCTCTGGCACGCCAACATCGCGCTGGTGCAGGCAGGGGACGTGATCACGCCCCCGGCTTCCTCCGCGTCCGGCGTACCCGACGATCGGCGCTGGAGCGGGCAGGCGGATCTGACGCTGACCTTCCGGCGGGGGCCCTCGTCCCCGCAGGGCAAGGCGGCGGAAGGCACTGTGGCAATCACCCATGCGGAACAGCCCGATTGCGGCATCCGCGGCAACTGACAGGAGTTTTATCATGGCACGAGCTCTGAGCGTGGACCGCGTCGTCCGCGTCGGCATCAATCTCCAGCCGATGGCGGCGGCCCGGCGCAATTTCGGCACGCTGCTCATCATCGGCGCTTCCGGCGTCATCGACATGGAGGAACGCCTCCGCGCCTATACCGGCATCGACGGCGTGGCCGCCGACTTCGGCATGGACGCCCCGGAATACCGGGCCGCCGAACTCTATTTCTCCCAGTCCCCCCGCCCCGCGCAGCTCTGCGTGGGACGCTGGGGCAAAACCCCCACCCCCGCCATCCTCAAGGGCGGCATCCTTTCCGACGGCGAGGCCGACGCTTCCGCGTGGGCTTCCATTAAGGACGGCAGCTTCGCCGTTTCCGTGGGTGGCGTCTCCAAGGACATCACCGGCCTCGACTTCTCCGGCGCGACCAACATGAACGGCGTCGCCGCCGTCGTCAGCGCCGCCCTCGCCTCCGCCGGGGCTTCCTGCGCGTGGGACGGGCAGCGCTTCGCCATGAAGACCAGCACGCTGGGCGCTTCCGCCGGGATCGGCTATCTGGCCCCGCTGTCCGAGCCCGCCGGGACCGACATCTCCGCCATGCTGCGCATGACCGCCTCCACCGGCCTGCCCCCGGTCGCGGGCACCGACGGCGAAACCGCCAAGGAAGCCGTGGCCGCGCTGGCCGACAAGTCCGGCGACTGGTACGGCTGCGTCTTTGCCGACGAGGGCCTGACCGTCGAGGATCACCTTGACGTGGCCGCCTTTGTCGAAGCCTCCGCCAAGGCCCGCATCTACGGCGTCACCGTCACCGACAGCCGCGCGCTGGACGCCGGATACGCCGAGGACGCCGCCAGCAAGCTCAAGGAGCTGGCCCGCAAGCGCACCATCGTGGCCTACAGCCGCAATCCCTACGCCATCGTCTCCGCGCTCGGCCGCGCCTTCACCGTGAACTTCTCGGCCAACCGCAGCACCATCACCCTGAAGTTCAAGCAGCTTCCCGGCGTCGCCGCCGAGGGCCTCACCGAAACGCAGGCGAAAGCCCTCGAAGCCAAGCGCTGCAACGTGTTCGCCGCCTACGACAACGAAACCGCCATCTTCCAGGAAGGCGTGATGTCCGGCCCGGCCTACTTCGACGAGATCCACGGCCTCGACTGGCTTCAGAACGCCATCCAGTCCGAAACCTGGAACCTGCTCTACCAGTCCAAGACCAAGATCCCCCAGACCGACGCGGGCGCCAACCAGATCATCACCTGCATCGAGGCCGTGCTCGGCGAAGCCGTGAACAACGGCCTTGTGGCTCCGGGCACGTGGAACGCCGACGGTTTCGGCCTACTGGAACGCGGCGATTATCTCGACAAGGGCTACTACGTATACACGACCCCCGTGGCCGAACAGGCGCAGTCCGAGCGCGAGCAGCGCAAGTGCCCGCCCATCCAGATCGCCGCCAAGCTTGCCGGGGCCATCCATTTCGTCGACGTGCAGATCGACGTCAACCGCTGATTGAGGACGGAAAACCATGGGACATTCGTATAGCTTTCTTGATGTGCAGGCTTCCATCTACGGGCCGGGCGGCAACGTCTCCCTCGCCGGAGACGAGGCCGGGGTCGAACAGGGCGGCATCACCGTCACGCCCGCCGGCGAGCGGAGCAAGATGACCGTCGGGGCCGACGGCTCCGTGATGCACAGCCTGCTCGGCGACAAATCCGGCACCGTGTCGGTCAAGCTGCTCAAGACCTCCAGCGTCAACGCGGCGCTCCAGATCATGTACAACCTCCAGACCACCACCGGCGCCCAGCACGGCATGAACACCATCGTCATCCGCGACGTTGCGCGCGGCGACGTGATCACCTGCCAGAACTGCGCCTTTGCCAAGCAGCCCGCCATCACCTACGGCACCGATGCCGGGGCTGTGGAGTGGACGTTCAACGCCGGGTCCATTTCCTTCCTGCTGGGGATGTAGCCATGCAGTTCACCATCAAGGACAAGACCTTCGATTCCGGCAGGCTGAACGCCTTCCAGCAGCTCCATGTGGTGCGGCGTCTGGCCCCGGTGACCGAGCGGCTCGTGGCCCTCGCCGGAAGCGCGGGCGACCCCGAAGCCTTCCTCGGCCCGCTGGCCCGCACCGTGGGCGAGCTGCCCGACGCCGATGTGGACTACATCCTGAACGCCTGCCTCGACGTGACGCAGATCCGGCAGGATACGGGCGGGTTCGCAAGGCTGCGCGTGAACGGCGTGGTCATGTTCCCGCTGGATCTGACCATGCTGCTCGGCATCGCGGCGCATGTCCTGAAAGACAACCTGTCCGGTTTTTTCGCAGACCTCCCCTCGGTTTTGAACCGTGCGGGGAAGGCTGCGGAATCCGATGGGTAACGCTCCCCGATGGGCAGGACTGGCTGATGAGGCCGGTCCTGCGGGGGCTGTGCCGGTATGAGGGCCTCAAGGACGGCACGCTTTCGCTTGAGGACGTGGCGCTCATGAACGACGCCCTGACCGTGCAGGAAGAGAACGAACGCCGCTTTATGGCGGCGAAAGAAAAGGAACGTGCGTGATGGCTGTAGCCGGAGAGCAGATACTCACCAGACTGGGGTTTGAGGTCGACGAGATCTCGCTCAAGTCCTCCTTGGAGAAGGTCGCGGCGTTCGGCTCCGCTCTCCGGCGGGCCTTCGCTGACGCGTCCGCCGCGCTCGTCGGGGTCGCCAAGGGGGAGGCCGAGGTCGCCGCGCAAGCGGACGCGCTCGGCGTTTCCGTGGAGCGGTTCGCGGAATGGCGGTTCATCGCGGAACAGACGGGCGCTTCGGCGGACGCGCTCGAAGCCTCCCTCAAGGCCATGCTCGCCAACAATCCGGGTTTGTCCGACGCGGCCTCGGAACTGGAGCGCGCGGGCGGGGCGATGCGGGAGATGGGCGATGCCCAGCGCGAGGCGTATGCGCGGGGGCTGGGCATCGATCCTTCCCTCATCCCCATGCTCACGCAGGACGTTTCCGGGCTGCGCGACATGTTCCGGTCGCTCTACGCCACGGCGGGGACGGACGCCGCGCAAGCCGCCGAGGACAGCAAGGGCTTCCTTGACGGCATGGCGCGGCTGGCGGGCCTGTGCGACCTGCTGGCGAAGACGGTGGCGCTTTCGCTGCTGGGCACGGCCCGGAGCGGCATCGAGGCGCTCGGCGATGCGTTCGTGGCGCATTTCGACGACATCCGGCGCGTGCTGGAGCTTGTGGTCACGCTTGCCTCCGCCGCCGCCCCGGTCATCGGCGCGGCGCTCGGCCTGCTCGTCTCGTGGGGCGGGCAGCTCGCGGGCCTGCTCGGGACGCTGGACGCGGATCTCGTCGCCGGGATCGGCAAGGGGATCGCGGTCTTCATGACCCTGCGCGGGGCCGTGGGCGCGGCGATCATCGGGTTCGCCAACCTCAAGGAAGCGTGGACGCTGCTGACGGCGGCCTTTTCCGCCAACCCCTACCTCCTCGCCATCGGAGCCGCCGTGACGCTCGCGGTGGTCGTCATGGACAACTGGGACGCGGTCAAGGCGTTCCTCCTCGGCGTCTGGGACGCCGTGGCGTCCGGCGTGCGGGCCGCCGTGGACGCGGTGGCGTCGGCCTTCGATAACGCAGTAAACTTCGTAACAGGGGCGGGGTCCGCCATTGCCGGGGCTGTCGGCCCGGCCGTCTCCTCCGCAATGGGCTTCGTCGGCGCGGCTGTTTCCGGCGCGGCGGACGTGGTGTCCGGCCTGTTCTCGGGCATGGGCGCGGCGATCGGGATTGCCTTGCAGGGGATCATGGACGGCTTCCGGCTCCTCGGCGGGCTCGCCGCCGCGATCTTCTCCGGGGATCTTTCCGGCGCGCTGGATGCGGGGATCGGGCTGTTCCGGAACTTCGGGGAAACGGCCCTCGGCGTCTTCTCGGCGCTCGGGGAAGGCATCCTCGGCGGCCTGTCCTCACTGTGGGGCAGGGTCACGGAGGCGTTCCCGGACTTCGGCGCGTGGGCGTCGGGCGTTGCGGAATCCGTGGGTTCGGCCTTCTCCGGTGCGGCTGAAGCCGTGGCCCCGGCGGTTTCCGGTTTAGCGGAAGCGGCGGTTTCGGCTTTCGGAGGCGTCGCGGACACGCTGGGCGCAGCCTTCGGGAACGTCGCTGGCGCGGCGTCCTCGGCCCTCTCCGGTGCGCTGGATATGGTGGGGCCCGCGGCTTCGGAAGCCGCTGATCGGCTTTCTTCGGCGCTGTCCGGCGCGGTGGCGTTCGTATCCGGCCGGTTCCCGAGCCTCGGCGCGGCGGCTGAGGCCGTGGGGCAGGGGCTCGCCAGCGAGTTCCAGAGCATCCGCGATCTCGTGGCCTCCGTGTTCTCGGGGGATCTTTCCGGCGCGCTGGATGCGGCGCTCGGGCTGTTCTCGGGCTTCCGGGAAACGGCTTTCGCCATTTTCGCGGCGCTCGGGGAAGCCGTGCTCGGCGTGTTCGCCTTCGTGTGGGGACAGGTCGCGGCGTCCTTCCCGGACTTCGGCGCGTGGGCGGCAAGCTCGGCTTCGGCGGTTGCCGGGGCGTTCGGCAAGGCCCTCGGCTGGGTGCGGGAAAAGCTCTACGGGCTCGTCGACATGCTTCCCGACTGGGCGCTGGAAAAGCTCGGCTGGAAGCGGCTCCCCGATGCGGGCGCGGAGGACGGTATGCCCGGATTCCGCGCTCCGTACGCCCACGGCGGGCAGGGCGCCCCCGCCGGGAACGGCGGTTCCGGATACGGCGGCCTTTCCTCCGGGAATGCTTGGGGGGCGGGTTCCGCTGCGGGCGTTTCCTCCGGCGGCGCTTGGGGAGCGGGCTCTGTGGGCGGCACGCCTTCGGATGGCGCTTTCGCGGGCGCTCCTGCGGGAAGATCGGAAGAGCGTCGTGTAGGGAAAG